GTCGTTCCCCTGGCAGGGGAACGACGGCCCGCTTGGCTAGCTTGGTTGAGAACTGCAAAGCGTAGCAGGGGAAAATCTGCAGGGGAACGACGGCACTCATGGCGGAGTGGTTCCGGCGGCGGCAAGCGTAGCAGGGGAAAAGCCGGGGGGGAACGATGGCGAAATAGAGAAAATAGTCGCTTACGTTTCTAGCGTAGCAGGGGAAATCCCCTGCTACGCTGCGATCATCATCGGCAGCATCCGCCGTCGTTCTCCTGCGGAGTTTCCCCTGCTACGCTAGACGCGGCTCAAGTGCCTAACGTCGATTAGCCGTCGTTCCCCTGCTACGTTCCGAATGACGCGGGCCGAGGTAGAGAAGAAGCCGACGTTCCCCTGCTACGCTCGGCTGCGGCTCGGATGTGCTGTATCGCCTGCCGTCGTTCCCCCGCGGATTTCCTCCTGCTACACTAAGTCGGGGACGGTGCCGAATGATGAGGACGTTGTCGTTTCCCTGCCGATTTTCCCCTGCTACGCTATTATGCCTAATCAGGTGGCAACCCAACAGGCCGTCGTTCCCCTGCTCCCCTGCTACGCTGGATCGGTTCGACGCCCGCTTTGCCGAAGCGCCGTCGTTCCCCCGCGGATTCCCCACTGCTACGCTGACCACCTTCGGATATCCGTTCGAGGGACTGCCGTCGTTCCCCCACGCCTGCTACGATCTAGCGCTCTTGAGTATCGTATCTCTTGTGCCGTCGTTCCCCCGCAGGATTTTCGCCTGCTACGCTATTGTCCGCCTGATCGACGACCAACTGGCTATCGCGCAGCGCCGGCTTGGCCGGCCGACTCAGGTGCAAGCCGCGCCATGCCATGTGCGGTGCTCCCTGGCGACTGGGTGGCGATTGCCCAGCCGGTCGACGGCGTGTTTGGTGAAATCGGCGAGGGTCTTGACGCCGATGCCCTGCGCGACGGCGGCGTTGCTGTGTTGCGCCGAGATCGCGATGGACGCGGTCGCGCGGTTGGCGCCTCGGAAGTAGCCTTCCACAACGACGCCGTCGCGGCGCGTGATGGTGACCCAGGAGAACGCGTAAAGGCTCCAGAGAAATTCGAAGCTGGCGTCCACGATTGGCCATTCCGCTTCCGGTTTGCTGGCGGTGATCGCCGCGTTCGGCGGTGTTGGCCATTTCTGGCGATCGGCGACCTGGTGGGGATAGATCGGCACCATGTAGTACCGCGTTGTGCCGTTTTTGTTGGGCCGGCGGAACACGTCGACGCGGGTGATCTCGCCACGATCGGCGGTGCCGCCGCGCACCCAGACGCTGACTTTTTTGTTCGTGACGACCTGGACCTTTTTGATGGCATCGCCCTTCGCGGACAGCGGCGGCTTGTCCTTCGGCCGTCCCGCCGCGATCCACGCCTTGATGCTGTCCGCGATCGGGCGGTTCGAGGTTTCGCATTCCTTGATGCGCGGGATGTCCGCCTGCGTCATCGCCTCGACCGGTTTGCGCTCGTAAACGACCGCGCCGGCCGGCGTGTCGCATACCCGGCTGATGGTGGCGGCGTGCGCCTCGCCGCGCGCGCGGCAGCGCTCCGGCCGCGACACCGTGACGCCGGCGAGCACATCGGCGCACTGGCATCGGAAACCGCCCCAGGGCTGGCGAAGGGCGGCGAATTCCTTCGGCACGATGCCGCTTTCGGCGAACAGATCGTAGAGCTGGCCTATCCCATACCAGTCGGCCGGCAGACCGCGCCGCTCGGCTTCCTGGAACAGCATCGTGAGCCGTTGCAGCATGGAGTTGGTCGTCAAAGCCACGATCACCGCATCGAGCGCGTGGAACCGGTCGTCCTCCAGCGGCGCCTGGCCGGGCTTGTGTTTCAGGCTGTGAATGCCCCACGCGCGTCGCAGGCGACTGGTGAGCGCGCGCGGGCGCGCCATGACGCTCGTTGCCGGATAGTCGCGTTTCAGCGCGGCCAGCAGCACCCGCGCCGCGTAGCGCCGGTCACCGAGGTTGCGCTCGTACAGGCTTTCGATGATGTCGGCATCCTCCAGCGCCAGGTTGCGCTTTTTGCGCGGTTTCATCGTGTGGCACTGCGCGAGGCTGGCCTTGAACATCTCCCAGCGGTCGGGTTCGTCGCCGAACCACTCGCATGGCGTGCGGTCCCGCTTTTCCTGCGCGGCCTTGGCCCAGCACAGGGTTTTGTTGCTGTAGGAATCGTCGGCCGATCGGCTCCAGGGCAGGATGTGGCTGACCTGCACGCGGTTGTCGCTGGCGACGATCGCATCGGGCGGGATCGCGGTATCCGTATAGAGGCACCGTCCGTTTTGTTCCTTCCACAGCTCGTAGCGCAGCAGATCCTCCGCGCCGGCCGGCTCCTGGCCCAGCACCCCGGCGAATTCCTCGCGCAGGCGGGCTTTTTCCTTGGTGCGGCGCTCGATGCCGTATTCGATCTCCCGCCGTTCATCGACGCTTTTGCCGACATCGCGGTTGAGTTCGACATGGATATGCGTCGGGTGGCCGTGTTCGTGGATCACGACCCGGACCTGTTTCAGCGCCTCGCCGAGGGTTTTGCGGGCGATCGGATTGGCGATCGAGTCGACCGTGGGCGTCTCGGTTTGCGTGGCGTCGTAGCCGGCCGCCTCGCACGCGTGGAAATAGGACATGCCCTGGCGGAGGTGGGGGATGAGCGCCCGGCAGGCTTTGGCCGAGATGTGCCCGGCACCACGGAACGCGCTGAACGCGCCGGCGGCGACGCCTTGCAGCAGATTGGAATACACGGTGTGATCGAGGTTGAGCGCCTGCAAACCGGCCCTGATCCGATCCGTGTCGTCGCGAAACGTTAGCAGCGCCGCGATGTCGTCCAGCGTTGCGGGATGGCGGCTGAGACGCGCCCATTCGTGCTCTCCCACGGCTCGGCGCAGGGCGACTGTGCCGGCGGCCATTTTGCCCGATCGCGTGGCAACGTCGCGCGCGGCTTCCTGGTCGGGCTGGACGCCCTTGAATTCCCTGTCGGGCGGCAGGCCGAGGATGGATCGCAGACGCTTGAATGTCATGCCTTGCTGCGCGCCGAAATCGCGGGCGGCCTTGGCGATATCCGCCGGTGCCAGGGGCTGCCCCGCGACGCGGAGTGTGGTGAGGCGCGACAGGAAGCGGAACAGCTCGAACGATGGCGCGTATTTGCTGGCGCGCTTTTCCGCTGGTTCGAATGGGCAGAACCCAACCTTATCATCGTGGTCGCCGAGCGGGCGTTGGAAAAACGCGGCTTGCGCGAAGGCGAAGTGCAGATCCCAGGTGGCGAGCGTGTTGCCCAGCGCCATTTGCCGGCTGGTCAGCAACCGCGCCTCGGCTTCCAGATCGGCGCGCAACACCGTGCGCAGGAATGATCCGTTGCGGTTGCGTTTCTGTGCCTGGAAGTCCGGTGCCTTCCAGAATGCCTCGCCGACGCTGCGGTACCGCGCGGTGATTTCCTGAAGCGTGGCGATGGCGGCGAGCATCTGGCTGGCTTCGGATTTCGCGTTGCCCGCGTTGTCCCGCTTGGAGTTGGATTTGAAGCCCCGGTGCTTGGCGATGTGCCCGAGGGCGACCGCCAGTTCCGGGCCGGTGAGGCGGCGGTCCAGCCCCTCGGCGCGCACCCGCCACGGGTCGATGTCGCGGGCGGCGAGCGCGTCCTTGTGATCGGTCTCGATCAGGCCGTGCGCGGCGAACAGGCTTCGCACCATGGCCATGCGCTGGCGCCGGCGCCTGATGACGCGGCGCATGCCGCGCGCGACGCGGCGGACCTGGTTGCTTGGCGTGCGGGTCTTGGCGGTTTCCGGCACGTCGAAGGTGCGCACGCCCATGCCGAGGAGGGCGTAGTCGGTGGCGAGTGCCCAGCCGATGCTGCCGATGCCGATGGTGACGCCGAGATAGACCCTGTCCTCGTCATCCATCGCGCGGCGCCGTTCCCCCTGCCGTGGGGTGGCCCCACTGTCAAAATCAGTTTGACTCGTTCGCCGCGTGGCGCAAGGTGGCTGTCCTGCCCGTTTTCAGGGGAAGGCGGCGGGAGAACGACGGTAAGTTGGATTTTCCAACGCAGGATCGTGAATTGACACGCTTGACCCGTCCGGCAGCGATGCCGGGCGGGGATTCCTTTCAGTCCCCATCTTGCGGCGTGCGCCGGATTTCCATTGCGGGCAGCTTGCGCGCTAGTTCCCGCGCGAGTGCCGGATCGGCTTCGTGGATTTCCGCCCACAGCCGGGCAATGCGGCCGATCAGGTCGGGCAGTTCGGCGCGCGTGGGCACGCGCGACACCGCCGCGCCCAGACCCTGGATCCGATCGCCAGGGCGGTCGCGGCGGCCGCGGTGTGGGTGGTTGGTCAAGCCGACCAGAAATCGGCGTGATCGACCGCCGCGTAAGCGGCGTCTTCCTCCGGCGTCACGACGACGGGCGTGACGGTGTCGCCGATGCCGATGAAGCGGGCGTCCAGCCCGCCGCGACCCTTGCCGTTGGTGTCGCTCACGTGGTGCTCGATCTCCACGTTGCCGCGTATCCCGTGGCGGCGGGCGTAACGCAGCGCCGTCTCGGGCTTCCAATGGCCTTTTAGCGCAAACGACTTGCGGTGCTTTTCGCCGAACGCGAGAATTTCCATGTCGTTATCGATGCCTTGCGTCCGGGTGGACGCCGGCGGACGGTCGATGGTGTCGTATCCGCTGATCAGCGTGCAGGTGCTGTAGGACATGTGTCGTCTCCGCCCCTGATCCCCGAGGCGCGGGCCGAACGGGTAGTCCCGTCGGATGCAGTGGCTTTCGGCACCCGGACCAGCGGGACCAGCTTTTCCAGCACGCCCCACAAGGGCGACTGCGGCGACCAGCCGTACTCCAGATTCTCCACGCTGCGTTCGGACAGGCCCAGCAGCTCGGCCGCCGCCCGGCGCGTGAGACCGTTTGCCTCCCGCCACGCGCGCAGGGATTCGGGGGTCAGGTCAGGCATGGGCTATCGGCCACACGGTGCCGGGTCCGGAATAAGCGGGAGGCAGGCGGTCTTGTCGATGTTCCAAAGCATGCGCCGCTGCGGCGTGCCATGCCTGCCCCTCAAGTGCGTGTCCGGTCGATACGGTCTTACCGTCCAGGCTCACGCTCCATGCGGTCCCGCGAGGCAGATCAGTGAGGTATGTTCCCGGCGGGCGGGTATAGCTGGGATACACGATGTAGTCGGACCGCTCGATGCGGTACCCCACGTGCCGCAGCGCGACACACACGCGATCGGCTGCCGACGTGCCGGCACCGGTTCTGGCCTCCAATGTGCTCCACGCGGTCATGGCTCAGCCCTCCTCCGCCCAGTAATCGCCGCCCCACGAATTTTTCGCATTGATGCGCATTCCCGAGAGCGCCTCATTCAGACCAACCTGATCGTGTGACCGGATAGCCATGGATGTCGTGCCGTCGAAAGCGCTCACCACGACGCGACCGTGGATATCGCTCCACAGATAATCGATCTCAATTCCGGCAGGCACGGCGACTTTTTGCATGGCAAGCCGCGCTTGCTGCATCAAGATCGCACCGCGCTCGTCGGAGTCCGTAGCAACGGACAAGTTTGAGTCATCAAGCCGGAAAACCCGAAATTCGTGCTTTGCGAAATGAACACCGGGCTGAGGGTCTATATACCGCGCGCGCCGCATGACCTCGCGCATGGCTTCGACCGCTCCCGACGCCTCGAAGATGCCGTGCTTTTGGATCTCGTAAGTAGCCATCTTCGTTTCTCCAAGGGCCGCACCATCGCCGCCCGATGACGACAAGGTATACCCTATTAGGGTATTACGTCAACAGGGTATTTCCGTTGCGATGATTTTTTGTGCGACGCGGTCTGACCCGTGTTGCGACGCTGCGTTCGGTCAGCCCAAGCCGTTCGGCCGCTGCCTTGCGGGAAAGGCCGCGCGCCTCTCGCCACGCGCGCAGGGTTTCTGGTGCCACGTCGCGCTTGAAGCGGACGGGTTTTGCGGGCACAAGCGCCAAGCTGGCGAGACATCCCGAGCAGCCGTTTCCGCTGCCGAATTTGCGGGCCGCCGCGTCCCAGGCGATCCAGGTGCGTGATGCCGATGCGGCCGCCAGTGCATCGGCCGGCTGGTGCGGTCGATCCCGTGGCCAACAGGCGAGCCTATGAGGCTGATCGCGGGTCGCCGACGTCGCGCGGCTACGACGGCTCGTGGAAGCGGTTGCGGATCCAGCATCTGAAAGCCGAGCCGCTGTGTCGGTTCTGCCGCGCCATGGGGCGCCTGGTGGCGGCCGAGGTGGTCGACCACATCGTCGACATCCAGGTGCGGCCTGAGCTGCGCCTTGACCCCGCAAACCTGCGGTCTCTGTGCGTCCCCTGCCACAACCGCCGCACCGCCCAGGACACCGCTGCCGCCCGGCGCGGCGGGCGGAGGGGCGGGTAGGGGGTGTCCGAGCCCGCGCCGCTTCATGGCGGTACCGATGTCCAACCAAAGTTTTTCGCGGGCGGAATTCGGGTGGGGGGTTTCCGGGGCGGGGGGTGTGTCTCGGTGCACACATGCAAACATGTTTGCACGGGGTGCGGATGGCGAAGCAGTTCCGCGACTTTGGTGTTGATCCGAAAACGTTGAACGGCCGCGCCGTGACCGCGGCGTTTCGGCGGCGGTGCCAGGGGGCGGTGGTTTGTTTGAACCACGCGCGGGCGGCGCTGTCGGAATTTGGGCGGGGCTGCCATCTGTTCGGGCTGACCAAGGGGCAGTTTTCGCTGATCGATCTGGCGGCGGCGGTGCTGGAGAAGACCGGGCCGGCGGATGTTGGCGTATGGACCTGGTGCATCGCGGAATACGAGGTTGAAGCCTTTACTGCGTTCTTTGTCGACAAGCGCGTGGCGTCGCTGCGGGTGGTGATGGATTGGGCGGGCGCGCAGCGCGACATGCCGCTGATGGGCGAGTTGCAGGAGCGCTTCGGCCTCGATTGCCTTCGCGTCACCAAGACGCACGCCAAGATCGTGCTGGTGACGACGGCCGACGGCTGGGCCGTGACGATCCGCGGATCGATGAATCTGAACGCCAACGCGCGCTTCGAGCAGTTCGACGTGTCGGACGACGCGGCGATCGCCGGCGTGGTGACCGACATGATGGGTGAGCTGTGGGCGCGCGGCAAAGCGCTGCCGGCGGGCGGCCTCGTGCATACGCAGGCGGCGGCGTTGCTCGATGCCACGCCGGCCAAATGGGCGCCGGCGCCGGTGAAGCGGTGGTGGTAGATGCGCGGTCGCAAGGGGCAGGCGCCCGAGGTGCGGCGCGCGAAGGGCAACACGCGCGTGCGCGGGGCGCAGTCGGCCGATCCGGTGAAGCCGGTTGCGGGCGCCGTTACGTGCCCGGCGGGGTTTGACGACGAGCACGCCACAAAATGGCATGAGGTGGTTGGCTGGCTGACGGCGCAGGGCACGCTCGGCGCTGAAAATGCCGACACGGTCGAGATCTACGTGCGCGCCTATGTCGAGGCGGCGCGGGCGCGGCGGCATATCGCTGAGCACGGCCCGATCGTCGAGGCGCCGCGCACCGGGGTGCCGATGCACAATCCGCATCGCGCGATCGCGACCAGCGCCGAGGCCGTGGTGACGCGGCTGGCGGCCGAGTTGGGCTTTACGCCGACCAGCCGCAGCCGGGTGTCCGGCCAGGGCGCCGAGGCGCCGGCCTCGCCATGGGACACGTTCGCGGTGATCGATGGGGGCCGGAAAACCAGTTGAATATCCGCCTGGCGTGGCGGACGGCATCGGCTATGCCCAGGCGGTCGTTGCGAACAAGCTGACAGTTTGCCGGTTCGTCCATCTGGCGTGCGAGCGGTTCCTGAGCGATCTCGCGGGCTGCCGCAAGCGCGGCGGCGAGTGGGAGTTTCGCGCCGATCTGGCCGAGCGGCAGATCGCCTTTGCCGGGCTGATGCCGAATATCAAAGGCCCGGAGGCGGGTCGCGGCCTGCGGCTGATGGCGTGGCAGAAATTTGCCTACGCCAATCTGTTCGGCTTCGTGGCGCGCGGCACGGACACGCGGCGCTACCGCCAGGGCGTGATCTACGTGCCGCGCGGCAACGGCAAGACGACGTTCGTCGCACCGGTGGTGCTGTATCTGACTTTCATGGACGGCGAGGGCGGCGCCGAGGGCTACACGGCGGCGGTGACGCGCCACCAGGCGCGGCTGCTGTTCGACACGGCGGCGAACATGGTGCGCCGCTCGCCCGAGTTTCGCGCGCGCTTCGGCGTGATCGTCGAGACTGCCTCGGTGTACCAAGCCGGCACGGCGTCCCGGCTGATGCCGCTGTCGAGCAACGCGCTGGATGGGCTGAACGTACAGGTCGCGGTCTGCGATGAAATCGCCAGCCACAAGACCGGCGCGGTTTACGACGTGCTGCTGACGGCGACGGGCAAGCGGCGGCATCCGCTGCTGCTGTCGATCTCGACGGCGACGGGCAACAGCACCGGTGTCGGGCGCACGCTGTGGGATTACGTCGCGCGCGTGCTGGAAGGGGCGCAGCGGGACGACCGGCTGTTCGGGCTGCTCTACACGCTCGATGACGGCGACGATCCCTGGGCCGAGGCGTCCTGGATCAAGGCGAATCCCGGCTGGGGCCAGACGGTGCAGCCGGACGCGATCCGCGCGATTATGCGGCAGGCGCGCAATAGCCCGGCGCAGGAAGCCGTGGCGATGACCCGGCATCTGAATGTGTGGGCCGGCGCGGATGAGGCGCTGTTTTCGATGCGCGCGTGGCGGGCCTGCGTCGCACTCGGGCTGACGTTGGAGGACCGCGACGGGTGCGAGTGCCACCTGGCGCTCGATCTGGCGAGCAAGACGGATTTGGCCTCTCTGGCGCTGGTGTTTCCGGCGCGCTCGGATGAGTTGCGGCTGAAATACGCGGTTTTCGCGCGGCACTATCTGAACGAGGCGGCGGTGGCGGAGGCGCGCAACGCCGCCTATCCCGGGTGGGCCGCGGCCGGGTTTCTGACCGTCACCGAGGGGAACGAGACGGATTTCGCGCGGATCGAGGAGGATGTGCTGGCGCTGTGCCGGCGCTTCCGCGTGCTGAGCGTGGCCTATGACCCTTGGGCCGCGACGCAATTCGCGCAGCGGATGCTCGGCGAGGGCATTCCGATGGTCGAGTTCCGCGCCACGACACAGAATTTTAGCGAGCCGACCAAGGAACTGGACGCGGCGATGCAGAGCGGTCGCATCGCGCATGACGGCGATCCGGTGCTGGAGTGGTGCATCGGCAATGTGGTTGGCCGCTACGACGCGCGGAGCAACGTGTATCCGCGCAAGGCGCGCCCCGAGCAGAAAATCGACGGCGCGATCGCGACGATCATGGCGATTGCGCGGTGCATGGCATCGCTGGATGGCGGCCCCTATTCGGACGGGCGGCGGATGCTGATCATTTAGCACGATCGGGGCACGTGGATGGGCCTCTGGTCGAGATTGCGCGGCCTGGGGTCGCGGAAGGACGCCGGCGCGGTCGGTTCGGAGTTGCGCGACGCGTACGAGAACTGGGGTGCTTCGGATGCCGGGGTGCCGGTCAATTCGTTTACGGCGATGCAGCATGTCGCGGTGATGGCGTGCGTGTCGATCCTGGCTGAGGATGTGGCCAAGATTCCGCTTGGGATCTATCGGCGTCTGGCGAATGGCGGGCAGGAACCGGCGCGCGATCACTATCTGCATCGGCTGCTGCGCGAGCCGAATGACTGGCAGTCGGCTTTCGAGTTCAAGGAGATGATGCAGGCCGCGCTGGTGCTGCGCGGCAATGCCTATGCGGTGGCGGTGCGCGACGGGCGCGGCATTCCGCAATACCTCGTGCCGGTACATCCCGA